ATGGAGCTAATACATCTCTTGGCACGTTTACTATAACACTCGGTGGCAGAGCAGGTAGAATTCAAACAGAAACACTTGTTGCAATGGGTTCAATCTCTCTTGATGATCCAAGAGATAACGTATACTTTTCAGGCATCTAATTAAAAAAGAGAGATCAATAAAATGAAATTTGTAAGAGAAGAAGTCAATCCTACTTCATACGTTGAAAGAGGAATACTCGATGTAGATGATGCAGGTGTAAGAGACAATATAAATGTTCTTCTTACTGGTGCATTGTCATCTTGTACACTTACTCCATATATTGCTCTCGAAAAAGTAAGAAAAGTACTTGCATATTTCCATATTCATCTTGATAAAGCACCATTTATGGAAGGTGATAGAGGTGTGCAAGTATTTGATGTTCATCAGTTTGGTAGATCAGCAGGTATGAGAAACGATGGTGAAGTTGTTACTAAAGTTTCTCAACCATTTTCAATATATTTTGAATATCAACAAAACGATAAAGGAATGTTTGATATTTTCTGTGAAATCGTTACACAAGATGAATTAGATGATTTGATTGATGATGCAGAAGAAGATATTAATGATGATGATACTGTAGATGATCGTGATGAAAGATTGGATGAAGCAGTCAAGAATATTGTAGAATTGGCAATGAATAGAAAAAAACTAAATGAACTTAGAGTGTATAATTCAGATGGAACTAGTGATATTGATTTGGGTAACAACAATCCAGAAAGATATGTACCAATCAATCCTGTTTATAAACATTCTGATAGAGATAAATATGTTAACAGAGTTTTGCCGAATATAATTGATCCAGATAGAGCAGCAGCACCAGCGGCAAGACCAGCAGCACCAGCAGCTAGACCAACACCAGCAACACCTAATAATTCAGCTGATCCATTTAAAGGTGTAAAACCACATGTTCCAGGAACACCAGCACCTGCATTAAAACCTGGTGAAATGAGCATGCAAGGTAATTCTTCTGAGCCATATAATGTATCGCCATCTAGATTTAGTTCTATAAAAGAACCTAAGCCTATGTCATCACAAGAAATGAAAGCTGGTGGTTATCAAGAAAAGATTCAAGAAACATCTCATGAATCAGTAAATCATGTTCGTAGATTAGCTATGAAGAATAAGAGGAATGATAGATAATTTAACAGACGATAACTTTCTGATATATGCCATCAAATGTTATGATAATCCAAATTGTGTGATGAGTGAATTTGAAGATGATTTGAAAAGACTAAAGTATATTAGAAGATTAGTAAAGAGATATAAAATAACTGGTGATTTGAAAGAACGATTGATACTAAATCATATTATTGTTCTTTCAAACGTTTTTGGAACAGAAGCAGCAGTAAGAATGTTATTCTTTAAGATAAATACTGAAGACTATTATATACTCAAAACATTCTGTCTGTTTCTTAACATAATTCCAAAAAATATTTATGGCATTAATGGCAAACACATAAGAACCGATGAAATACCCGTTGATCTTAACATAGCCAGGAAGCTGAGAACACTAACAGGTGTCTAGACTCAGTAGATATCCAGTAGTTAATCAGTAGCTAATATTCATTGAAACAGCGACATACGTCTTATACCACACTGTCAATAGGTTGTCAAGAAAAAAATGAAGAAATTAAAAGAAATCATACAAAATATTTCAGAGGGCATGGAAGCAAAACATTATGAAGCTATAGATGATGTTCATGTAAACCTAGAAAATAGAAATCATGCTATCGATGAATATGGATATGGTCCTCTAAATCCTAAAGATAACAACAAAGAATTTTGGGATGAGAAAGCAGAATTATGGAAAACAACACCAGATAAAGCAATGAAGTCTAGATGTCATAATTGTGCTGCTTTCAATCAATCTAAAGATATTAAGAATAGAATATCAAATGGTCTAGGTCCAGCTGGAAAAAAGATTACTGAATTAGCTGATTTAGGCTTTTGTGAAATGTTTCATTTTAAATGCGCCGGAAGTAGAACATGTGATGCATGGCTAGTCAATGGACCAATAAAAGAAGAAATGAGTGTTGGTAGTGGTGCAATTGCTGGTGCTGGTGTTGATGCACCAGGCAAACCAGGATCAGGTGAACCAGGAGTATCACTTGCAGCACAGAGAAGACATACAAGAAGAAATAAATCAGAACGTACCAGTTCTATTTTAAGAAGATTGTTACCAAAAGTAGGAATGTGATATACTGATTATGGAAATCAATAAAGAGATATCAATGGCCACAAACAACGGAACTAGAGATCATAAATTAGAAATAGAACTCCTCAAAAGAGATGTGACATCCATTCGTGAATTCAATCAGAAATTAGATGATACTGTAGATAAGATTGAAGAAGCTGCCAGAGATATCAAAACTAATCTTACGCAGCACGAATACAAAATTCTACGTCAAGAACATATCAACAAAGATATGGAAGAACAGTTGGAAAAGCATATAAAAGAGTCAGAAGAGAGTGCTAGAGAATTAAATACTAAAATTAAATGCGTTGATGATAAAATAGAAAAAGTAAATTCTGAACTCACAGAAAAAATTCAGCAGTCACAAGTAACGATCATAGAGCATATGCTCCGAGGTCGTGTTGAACTTCGTCAAGATATAAACAAAATTAATGATAACTTCGGAAAGAAGATTGGTGAACTTGACGCATGGCGATATATGGTGATGGGTGCTATAGCCTTTATCGTATTCATCGTCGGAAACATATCAGGAATAACTACAGCTATTACCAAACTTTTTCGTTGACAAACTATGTCATATGTGGTAAAGTTCATCTCTTTATCACTGATAGGTATACATCATGTCATTATACATTGATCAAAAATACGTCTCCTTACTATCCGTAAAACTAGATCAGTTCAAACACAAGAAAAATTATCTTTGGAATTTCCGATGCCCTATATGTAACGATTCCAAAAAGAGTAAGATCAAAGCTAGAGCTTACATTTATCGACAGAAAAGTAATTTATCTTTCATCTGTCATAACTGTGGACATTCATGCTCATTTAGTAACTTTCTAAAAACTCTTGATCATACAATGTTTCAAGAGTATCAAATGGAAAGATATAAGAACGAATCAACAAAAAATGTAAAAGAACCAGATTTTACATTAGCCAAAACAAAACCCATATTCAGTAAGTCACTAAGTATTCCAACAATCGAATCACTTTCAGATATTCATACTGCTAAAAAGTATGTGAAGAATAGACTCATTCCATCTAAGTTTTGGAATGTTCTATATTATGCGGATGATTTCAAAAAGTTCATCCAGAACACATTTACAGATTATAACATCGATAGATTGATAGACAATGATACAAGACTAGTTATTCCATTCTATGATAGAGATAACAATCTATTGGGTGTTCAAGGTCGTGCTTTAGATCAATCTAAGATCAGATATATAACAATAAAGAAAGAAGAAGCTAAGAAGATTTACGGTCTGAATCGTATCGATCTAACAAAACAAATATATGTTGTTGAGGGTCCAATTGATAGTTTATTTCTTAATAATGCTGTGGCAACAATGGATGCAAATCTTACATCTGTTAGTGATATACTTCCATCTAATATCGTTTTAATATTTGATAATGAAAAGAGAAACAAGGAAATTGTGAAGAATATGGAACGAGCAATCAAGAGAAACTTTCAAGTTTGCATCTGGCCTGATTCAATTGAACAAAAAGATATCAACGATATGATAAAATCTGGATTGACAACACAGAATATTCATGATATTATCAGACAAAATACTTTTGTGGATCTTAAAGCACAGTTACAATTTAATTTATGGAGAAAAGTATGAATGTTAAATTAGTATCAGTAAGTAAACCTGTAGATTCCAATTTAGAAACAGCAGAAGATTTGATATCATATTGTGCTAGAGTTTCAAATCCATCAAATCAAAACAACACAGAAACATCAAGTAAGCTTCTAAGATATTGTATTCGAAACGAACACTGGTCAATCTTTGAGATGGTTCATGTTGTTATGTCTATAAATACGACACGTGATATTGCAAGACAGATATTACGCCACCGTAGTTTTTCATTTCAGGAATTTTCTCAAAGGTATGCTGATGCATCACAGTTAGGCTTTACTGTTCGTGATGCTAGACTTCAAGATAATAAAAATAGACAAAACTCTATTGAGACTGATGATCTTGATCTTCATAAAACGTGGATCTTGAAGCAAGAACAATTAATTCATGAAACAAAATTAGCATATAAATGGGCAATTGACAACGGTATTGCTAAAGAACAAGCTAGATCAATTCTGCCAGAAGGCAATACGAATAGTAGACTATATATGGCAGGCACATTGAGATCATGGATACATTATTGTCAGTTACGAATGGATAATGGTACACAAAAAGAACACCGTGAAATAGCCAAAGAATGCTGGTATATTTTATGCGATCAATTCAACTTTCTAAAAGAACTTAATAATCAGGAGTAACTATGAACAACTATTTTCCAACAGAATACCAAAGCTTTATTCATAAATCCAGATATGCCAGATGGTTGCCAGAAAAGAATAGGCGAGAAACTTGGCCAGAAACAATCTCTCGATACTTTGACTTCTTTGAAGAACACCTGTTGGAAAATAACAAGTTCAAGCTTACCAAAGATGTTCGGAAGGAACTAGAAGAGTCAATTCTGAATCTTGAAGTGATGCCATCAATGCGTTGCCTTATGTCTGCTGGTGAAGCCCTCAAGAGAGAGAATGTTGCTGCCTACAATTGTTCCTATGTTGCAGTTGATAATCCACGTTCTTTTGATGAAATTCTTTACATTCTAATGAATGGTACAGGTGTTGGATTTTCTGTTGAACAGAAGTTCACAGAACAACTACCTATTGTTGCTGATGAATTCCATGATACAGAAACTATTATTGTTGTTGCTGATTCCAAGCTTGGTTGGGCAAAAGCACTCAAAGAACTAATTCAACTTCTATATTCTGGACATGTGCCAAAGTGGGATGTATCAAAGGTTCGTCCTGCTGGTGCACCACTCAAGACGTTTGGTGGTCGTGCATCTGGTGCTGATCCTCTTGTTTCTCTATTTAAGTTTTGTGTTAATACATTCAAGAAATCAGCCGGTCGTAGACTAACATCGCTGGAATGCCATGATATTGTATGTAAGATTGCAGAAATTGTTGTTGTAGGTGGTGTTCGTCGTTCTGCACTTATTTCACTTTCTGATCTTTCTGATGATAGAATGCGAGTGGCTAAGTCTGGTCGCTGGTGGGAAGATAATGTACAGAGAGCATTGGCTAACAATTCATTTGTTGTAAAAGAAAAGATTGATGTTGGTGTTTTCATGAAGGAATGGCTTTCTCTGTATGAGTCCAAATCTGGTGAAAGAGGAATTTTCTCTAGAACATCAGCCACAGATAAAATCGAAAGAATTGGCAGAAGAGATCCAAACCATGAGTGGGGTGTAAATCCATGTGGTGAAATCATTCTCCGCTCACGCCAGTTCTGCAATCTGACAGAGGTTGTTGTTCGTGGTACAGATGATGTTGATGATCTGAAGAGAAAGATTCGTCTGGCAACAATTCTTGGTACTATTCAGAGCACACTAACAAACTTCAAGTATCTTTCTAAGAAGTGGAAAGAGAACAGCGAAGAAGAGAGATTGCTGGGTGTATCACTAACAGGTATCTTGGACAATGGCTATACCAACGGTAAGAACTGTTTTATTGCAGGGTTTACTCTTGAAGACCTTCTGACAGAACTGCGTGAAGTATCAATTGAAACAAATAAGGAATGGGCAGATAAGATCGGTATTCCAAGATCAACTGCTATCACTACAGGAAAACCTAGTGGCACGATTAGTCAGTTAGTTGATGCTGCTTCTGGTATTCATGCTAGACATTCTCCTTACTACATCAGAACAGTCAGAGCAGACAAGAAAGACCCGCTGGCCAAGTTGATGGTTGATGCTGGATTTCCTGTAGAGGATGATGTTACCAAACCAGATTATACGTATGTTTTTTCTTTTCCTATCAAGTCACCAGAAAACGCTATATACAGAAAAGATATGTCTGCAATTAAACAATTAAAGTTGTGGTTAACATATCAAAAGATGTGGTGTGAACATAATCAATCTGTGACAATCACTGTAAAAGAAGATGAGTGGCCTGAAGTTGGTGCTTGGGTATGGAATAATCTAGATGATTTGTGTGGTGTTTCATTCTTACCATATTCAGATCATGTTTATTCTCAGGCACCATATCAGGATTGTACAGAACAAGAATATGAGGAACTATTAGCCAAGATGCCTAAGAATGTGGATTGGTCTAAACTTTCTGATTATGAAAAGTCAGATCATACAGAAAATCAACAGACGCTTTCTTGCACAGCAGGAGGCTGTGAGTTGTGATATACACTAACTGTTAGGAACCCAATGGAGAATAAATGACCAAGGAAGTTGAGAAGATATTTTGTCAATATTGTGAATCTGAATATAAAATTCTTTATGAATCAGAAAATACATCAGGACTACCAAAGTTCTGTACTTTCTGTGGAGATGAAGTCTTTAATCAAGATTCCAATACTGACGAAGAAGTGGAAGAATAACACTATATACTTCAGAGGAAACTTTGGAGTATATTATTATGTGGCTATATAATGAAAGTGAATTTACTGAAGATATGATTTCTGATAATGTTGGATTTGTCTATGTTATTACTAATCTAACGAATAATAAACAGTATGTTGGTAAGAAGTTATTTACCAAATCTAAAACATATCAGAAGAATAAGAAGAAGAAAAAAACTAGAGTATCATCTGATTGGATGATATATACAGGGTCTAATGAGCAATTGAATATTGATATAAACAATGGTGATCAAATTAAAAAAGAGATAATTCATCTATGTACCAGTAAAGGATGGATGACTTACATAGAAACTAAAGAAATACTTGTTCGTGATTGTTTGTTAAGTGAGAATTATTATAATTATTGGGTCAGTTGCAAAATAAGAAGGTCACATCTCAAGTAGCTATGCATTCAATGCATATCAGCTATGCAAAAATAGTCATAGACAACCATGATCAATCCGTATATAGTGTCAACAACATCAACGGAGACACCATATGCTTACCAAAGATCAAGCAATTGATAAACTAGTTCATCTTGGTCAAAATGATCTTGCTGAACTAGTTTATTATGCTCATAAAGATCAATATAATATCAAAGGTTGTCAGTATCAGAGTAAGTCAGTTCCAGAACTGGTCTCTTGGTATATCACACATTATATCTTCAACGAAACATTTCAATGTTGGGAAACAATTATTCCATTTGAGGAGTAATCACTTGACAAACACCATCATAACATATATGATGTTTATCATTAGCTACGTTTTCATCTTACTACTTCTGACAGGATCCTTCCAATGATCATATATACTAATCAAAGATCAAAGAAGAAAAAGCAATCAGTATCACAGAAGTTACTGAATGCACAAGCAGCACATAGAAAGTTTCTGGCTTCTATGTGTGTATCTCCTGTAAAGCGTGGCACTAAGCTGCGTGGATCAAGTTCTAATTGGTCTGATCTTACAGTAAATTCTAATGTTGCACCATTGTCTAATACCATTCCAGGTTCTGGTGCCAAGAAGTCGTTAGATGATTATAAGTGGAAAAAAGATCATCAAGAAAGTCAAGAAGCTATTGCAGAAGCAGAAAAGAAAAAGACACGAATTGCTCCTTATACAAATAAAGGAGCATACATGTATTTAACAGATGATGCAGACACTAAATCTATTGGGAGAAAAGTATGATTGGAATGATTGAGATTTATAGTATGAATAATTGTCCTTTTTGTGTAAAAGCAAAGGACATATTAATGAAGAATAATCTAATGTATTTCGAATACCGATTAAACGTAGATTATTTTAAGGAAGATTTGGCAGTAAAGCTAAATGTTGCTCCTACAGAAAAAATTACACTGCCGCAGATTTTTCTTGACAACGAGAGCATTGGTGGCTATAATGAACTGAAAATTTGCATGGATGCTGTCAAGATGATGAAGCATATGAATATGAAAGGAGTAAATTCATGAACACTTTTGATCGTGATGAAATCAAATATATTCTGAGTAATAATGTAGCAACAGTTTCATTCACTAAGAATGATGGCACAATCCGTGATATGATTTGCACACTTCGTGAAGATATTCTGCCACCTGAATTTCTAAACGGAACAGAACAAATGGAAAAGAAGTCACGGAAGAGTAATCCAGACGTTCTTCCTGTTTGGGATATTGAAAAGAAAGCATGGCGTTCATTTCGAATTGATGCAGTAGAATTTATTAAGATTGACATTGAGAGAAACTAACTGCACATGTCTAATAACCGATTTCTCTAAATATCACTTTTCTGACTTTGAGGAAAGATATGCCAGTCCGCAAAACTAAATCTTCTGTTTTCGACAGAAAATGTCTTGGTGATGAACCTAAAGTTACCAAGAGTTCTATTGCATCCGAAATCATTAATGCATACAATTGGCTGAATTATTTTTATTCAACTGATGAAGCTAAAGACTTTGTTATTTCTTATCTAAAGCATAAGAAAATGGACAAAGCATTCATTTCTAAAGTAGCTGAGATTGATTCCACCAAGCTAAGAACTGTTGGATGGAATTGCTACTTACTACATTCTGGTTCTGAATTGCCAATCGACATTGAAACAAAGATGTGGCACAAACTTCATATACTTATTTCACAAGTAAGACAAAAGAAAGTTTTAGTAAAAGTAGTTTCAATTAAACAACATATTGAGAATAAAGCATCAGACATTATTGGTGATATTGAGTGTGTAATTGATGATATAGCTAATGGTGTTGATACGAATTTCAATATCGAAGACTTCTTTCGAAATAAGAACATTAAGCCAGTAATTGCTAAGCAGATCATAGACTATTACAAGCCTGTTTATAGTGAGATTTTTGATGCTGTTAAAAGTAATGATCCAGAATTGAAATATGCTTATAGAAATTGGAAACCTAAGAAGCTAAAGAAGCTATTAGAGTTTCTATCATCTATTATTGCAATGTCTGATGTATATAATGTTAAAGTTGTAAAGGCACGAAAGCCACGCAAAAAGAAAGAAAAGCCTGCTGATGTTCTTGTTTCTAAACTTCAATACAAGAAAGAAGACACATCTTATAAGATCAGGAGTGTTAGTTCCGTATCAATTATAGGCGCACAACAGCTTTGGTTGTTCAATACTAAGTATCGATATCTAACGGTTCTTGATGCAATGAGTCCTGTTGGTCTTAGTGTCAAGGGAACAACAGTGACAGGCTTTGATGAGAAAATATCTCAGACTAAAATGCTCCGAAAGCCTGATGCTGTTTTGTCTAGTGTGCTTAATGGTGGTAAGATTGTATTGAAAAAGCTTATGAGCACAATCAAGTGTAAGACTAAGAAAATAACAGGTAGAATAAATAACGATGTTATTATATTGAGGGTTATTAAATGACAAATAACATCGACAACATCGTTAATTTTCCAAAAGAAAAGATTTATCGTGAAGGCATACAAGGAAACGAAGAATTAGAAAAAGTCAAAGTTAATAGCACTATCAATTTTGCAGACACTATTATAGAAGAATTATCACAGAATATTCTAACAGAATTTAGTGGCATTGGTCTTGAAACTGATTCAGAAGAATTTTCTAAAGATTTCAATTTTCTTGTATGTATTCTCGGTGCAACAGTATACAGAACACTTAAGCTAGATCATCCTTTCCATCAATTTCTTTCTGAAAATGTGTCTTATAAAGAAATCAATGAAACAGAGCTTGACACATGACAATAAACACTATATAATATCTTTAAACGATTGAAAGAGATGACATGGTCCTTATTGATCTAAATCAAGTGCTGATCTCAAATTTGATGCAGCACCTTAATGGTAATCCAAAAGCACAGATAGACGAAAGTCTTATTAGACATGTTATTCTAAACAGTCTAAGATCATACAATAAGCAATTCAGGTCCAAGTATGGTGATCTGGTTGTTTGTTGTGATAGCAAGAGATATTGGCGACGAGATGTTTTTCCTTTCTATAAAATGAACAGGAGAAAAGATCGTGAAAAGTCTGAATACGATTGGAATCACATTTTCTCAATTCTGAATAAGATTAGAGATGAGATCAAAGACCATCTGCCTTATCGTGTTATTGATGTTGAAGGGGCAGAGGCTGATGATATAATTGCTGTCCTGACTGGAAAGTTATCAAAGACAGAAAGTGTGCTTATTTTATCTTCTGATAAAGATTTCATACAATTACAGAAGTATGATAATGTTATTCAGTATAGTCCTATTCTAAAAAGATTTATTAAGACAGATAATCCATCTCTGTCTATTAAAGAACATATTATCAAAGGAGATCGTGGTGATGGGATACCTAATTTTCTATCAGCAGATAATGTCTTTGCTATTGGAGAAAGACAGAAAACGATAAATAATAAGAATTTGTCAGTCTGGCTTAATCAAGAACCAGAAACATTCTGTAAAACAGATACAATGCTTCGTGGATATCATAGAAATAAAATGCTAATTGATCTTGATTATACTCCCGATGAATTGAAAACACGAATTGTTGAGCAGTATGATAATATCAAGCTAAACACTAAAACGAATATGTTAAACTATCTTATTAAAAATAAATTAAAAAACTTAATAGAAGTATGCGATGAATTTTGAAATGAATACTTTTACTAAAGCCAGAAAAAGGCACATGTAGATAGTCGAAAAAAGGAATGATAGATGAAAAACGTTTATGAAATATTTGATGAGTTTGAATCATGCAAAACAAAAGAAGAAAAGATTCATGTGCTAAGAATGAACAGTTATTGGGCTCTAAGAAGTGTTCTTAAGGGTACATTTGATCCTAATGTCAAGTTTATTTTTGAACAAGCTCCAGAATATAAAAAGTCTGACTCGCCACCTGGAATGTCATATTCCTCTTTACATAAAGAACTGGATCGAGTATACTTATTTGAAGTCAACTCTCCAAATGTTGATCCAAAATTAACACACAAAAGAAAAGAACAAATTCTAATTCAGATTCTTGAGGTTCTGGAAGCCAAAGAATCTGATGTTTTCATGAATATGCTTCTCAAAAAGCAGAAAGTGAAAGGTCTAACATATGCTATCGTAAAAGAGGCATTTCCAGATTTACTACAATAAATCAAAAAGAGGAACTAATGAGTAATAATAATCGTCATAAAAACAGCTTTGATGACCATAATGATGAAGATGACTATCGACCAAATAAGAAAAAGCAGTCGCATCGACGCCGACCAATTCGAAATTGGAAGAAAGAATGGTATGCAAAAGCATTAAGACATGACGAGGTGGACGATTTCTATTATAAGTAGTGTTATAATATAACATACAGCTATAAGTAGCTATGCAGGATTGCATAGCTACCATGCAAAAATAGTTCTTGCATTCTTCTGGAAACGGGTATATAGTGATCCTAACTTGAACAGAGGAACAACAGCATGTCTATCACATTTTATTGCTCCGAGAATGAATCTAAGTCTGTTAAGCTTGATGATATGCTTACGTACATTAACGATAAGATGTATGTGAGAGACAAAATTGATCTCCCAAACTGCTGTAAGAATGGACCGTATCGTGTATTGACAGCCAAACCTGGTCGTAAGTATATCAAGATTGTCGTTACAACCGCCGGCAGCCGCTCGGTCTACTGCTTCATCGACATGAAGGGCAACATCTATAAGTCAGCTAGTTGGAATGCACCTGCCAAGCACGTCCGAGGCTCGGTCTTTGATGCTGAATACAGCTATGGCAAGTCCCTAGGCTCTTATGGTGCCGCTTACCTCCGCTAGGACCACGTAACATAACCCATTGATTTTGTTGAGAAAAAAATCTCAATGATTTCAATGGGTTTTTTTCTATTGCAGCTGCAAGTAGATCAAGCTATGCAGGCCTGCATATCAGCTATGCAAAAATAGTTCTTGCAAAGTGTTGATGACCGTGGTATAGTGATTCCATGATCAAGAAAGCCCGCAAGAAACGCTCAGACCGCAACCACCTGGTATACAAGCTCCAGGTGGGCAAGCTGGTCTATATCGGTGTGACACATGTTGATCGTGGTTCACCTACCAAAAGTCTCCGCCGTCGGTGGCTGAAGCATGTACAACGTGCTATGTCAGAAGATCGCCAGTGGAAGCTATGCGTAGCTATACGTAAGCACGGTCCTGATGCGTTCACTGTCGAGATTATCAAGGTAGTACGTGGTAAGACGGTTGCACATGAAACTGAGCGTGAACTAATCAGAACTGTTAAGCCTAATCTGAATACAGATGTACGATAATCGCATAGCAGCTATGCAAAAATAGTTCTTGCATTCTATCTGTACCTGGTGTATCTTACTTCCATCAACATTGGAGAGAACCATGATCAAGTCCTATGCCTTTGAAACTGCTCCCATGAGTGTTGTTTCTATCGATAATAATACAAATGGTTATATCGTATATTGTTATGAAGATGATTATTGTGTTCATATTGAATATTGTAATACTGTGAAAAAAGCAGATGCTTTTGGAATTGATTTCTTAAATTGTGATTGGAATACAAAATGTTTTTTCCTATGCAAAGCTATGCAAAGCTATGCAGTAGCTGCATAGCATGTATGCAAAAATAGATGTTGTAAGTTCCATCAAATCGTGATATTGTAAATCCATCATCAACAAAGCGATGTTGTACATGGCTTTCACAGATACCAAGTTCCAGCTCGGCATGATGTACAATCAACCTTATAGGAGCAATTCAATGAGCCGTACCAAGGATCTATATGAGACTGTTGAAAATCTCGTATACGAAGCAATTGAGCAAGGTGCAAATAACACACATACAGTTTATGAGTATGTGACACAGTATGTGCCACAAGACACCGTGACTTATAATTTGCTTGAAAAGATGATTGAAGAATATTCAACCATGGATTATGAGTCCGACAATGTTTACTGATCACTAAGAAATGACATGATCCATATCCATCTTTCAAAAGGCAATACAAATGACTAAGAGATCAAATACTATCGTCAATCGTGCTGCGGCTTTTCTTGCTGAGAATGGTGAAGTGACTCCTCAAGAATTGAATGATTACCTGGCTGTTGGTAAATATGCATCCAAGTATGTTCTGTATATGAAGATTGCTGGTCATCAGGTTAACACTGTTAAGAATGGAAAAACTGTTTTGAAGTATGTTTACGTATCTGGTCCTGATGTAGAGGTAGCTCCAGCTCCTGTGGCTAAGCCTGCACCTGTAAAGACTAAGGTTGGTAAGCCTGTGAAGGTCAAGCCTGCACCTGTAAAGACTAAGCTTGGTAAGCCTGTGAAGGTCAAGCCTGCAAAGACTATTGTAATTGAAGATGATGTTCCTGTTATGGATCATAGTCGCAAGTCCCGTCGGAATGTTGATAGTGTTGAGGCTGTATTTGGTTCAACAGGCAATGTCGGTTCATATTCTGTAGACCGTGATTGGGATGAAGTGCCTTCTTCCTTCTCCCGTCGTGATCTAGGTCTATGATCAGTCCTTGTATTAATGTCTGTAAGATCGCACCTGATACACAAGTTTGTATCGGGTGCTTTCGTACATTACAGGAGATAGCTGAATGGTCCCGCTTGACAGATGAACAAAGACAAACTATAATAGACAATATGAAGGAGAGACATAATGAGAAAGCAACGAAAAAATAGATCAGCACATATTCTATTTGCATCCAATACACCATTCAAGCTCAAAATTGTGAAGTGCCGTAAAAAGTATTCTCGTAAAACTAAGCATCAGGGGTCAAGTCATGAAGATTGAAGTTGAACTGGACGAAAAACAGATGATTCCATATCTAACAAGAGTTGCAAAAGATCAGATTTGGCATATCAATTCTACAATTCAAAGTCTTAGAAATAATTATAAAAATGAAGAAGATCGACCGGATTTTCTTCTCAAGGATCTTCAAGATTTCTATGCAACTCTTGATGCAACAAACAAGATGCTAGTGTATTTTGGTGGTGAACCAGTAGAAGTTTTTTCTGCTCATGTTATCCCAGGCTATGATCTAGACGGTAATCCATATGATCTAGACGGTAATCCATTCAATAAATAATGATGGCATCATGCTAATGTTATAACCATGGAGAATTATGATGAAAAATCTTGCTACTATTCTAACAGCAAGTTTATTTTTGCTTGCTACACCAGTATTAGCCTTTGCTAATCCTGTAACAAAGTCTACTAAGAATTCATCTTATACTGTATTTCAAACAGATGAAGATAAGTATGTAATTCGAATGCCCGTGACAGGCTTTGATAAGTCTGCTTTGGAAGCATCACTCAAAGGAAATGTATTGACAATCATAGGTACTCCTGCTAAAATAGACATGAAGATTGTTCGAAAGGGCTTTATGCCAGCAGCCTTTACTACATATTTTACTCTTATTAAGAATGCGGATGTATCTGAAGTTACTGTAAATGCTGGAATGCTATCAATCTCTGTTAAAGTTCCACTAGCAGATGATCAACGAGCAAAGAAGATTCCTGTTCGATAATAAATGGAGTGACATGTGAATATTTTCTATATTGATATATCACCGGTATTATCTGCTCAATATGCTGTAGATAAACATGTGGTCAAGATGATACTTGAAACATGTCAACTGCTATCAACTGCTCATCGTATTATTGATGGCACACCAACACAAGGCAAATCTAAAACAGGTCGTAATGTAACAAGATATGTGTTGACTGATTATCGTGAAGATATTCTATATCAGTCAACACATATCAACCACCCTTCTTCAGTATGGTGCCGTGATTCTATTCAAAACTATGAATGGCTTCATGCACATCTTGGTGCTCTATTGACTGAATATACACATCGGTATAACAAGATTCATTCTTGTTCACATCTTTCAGAAACACTCAAAACAGCCCCACTAAATATCAAACACTGTTCATTCACGCAACCGACACCTGCCATGGATAAGTCATACATTATTTCAAATGACTCTGTTGAAAATTATCGTAACTATTATAAGCAGGGTAAAAAACACATACATAAGTGGACCAACCGTGAAAAGCCAGTCTGGCTATAATCAATAAAAAAATAAGGAGTAATATATATGACAGTCAACAAGACTGCTATAGTAGCATTTTTTTTACTTTTTTCTGTAGTGCCTTCTTCAGCACAAACACAAAGTAAATTATTCAATCATGCATCTTTATATGTCGGATTACATGAAAGAAGCAACCGAACACAAATTAAAACAGTAACAAAAGTAGATCCAGTACGTACACCATGGTGTGCAGCTTTTGTTAATGGTATTCTTACACAAGTAGGTATGAAAGGTACAGGTTCAAATCTAGCAATCAGTTTTACTAAATACAAAACAGCAACATCAAATCCAGTTAAAGGTGATATTGTTGTTATTAGAACCGGTCGTAGTAGGCGTGGCAGAGCAGGTAATCACGTAGGCATATTTGAAAAGTTTGTAGGTAATAGAGTGGCTGTTCTAGGTGGTAATCAAAGTAATAAAGTAAAGATTTCATATTTCTCAAAGAGCAGTGTAATTTCGTATAGAAAGGTTGCTTAATGCCATCATATACATATCATGACACTAAGAAAAATGAAGATGCAACATTGTCAATGTCAATATCAGAAATGGAAAGGTTTGAAAAGAATAATCCACATATGCAACGAATATATAATATCATGAACATTGTGGATCCTGCGGGTATCGGTGTCTCGAAGCCACCTACAGATTTCTCAAAGCATGTTCTTGGTCGTATCAAAGCCAATAATCCACAGAGTGTTATTGGTAGTGGAAGATGGTCAATACCAAAAGAAATATGAAAACAAGAAATAGAAGTAAAAAGCATTTAAAGGGTTCTTCTGTCAAAAGAAGGATCCTTTTCTCGTTTAAAGGAGATCACATGGTCAAGAAGAAGCAGAAACAAATAAACAATAATGAGTCATCTTCAAAATTGAATTTTATTTTAAAAGAAATAGCACCATTGACACAAAATCAAAAATCGACATTTACAAATTATGCTTCAAATCAAAATCTACTTCTTATTGGTTCTGCTGGTTCAGGAAAAACATTTCTCTCAACTTATCTTGGCATAAATGAAATATTGAATGGATCGTCTGAAAAAAAGAAATTATATATTTGTCGAACAGCCGAGCCATCAAAAAATGTAGGATTTTTACCAGGAACAATAAAAGAAAAGACAAAAATATATGAGTCTCCTTATTATCCTATATTTGGTCAATTATTTGAAAGAGGAGATGCTTACGAATATCTAAAAAATAAAGGAATGATAGAGTTTATTTCCACTTCATATATTAGAGGATTGACTTTTGATGATTGTATTATTATTGTTGATGAGGTTCAAAATTTAGAATGGAATGAACTATATGCGATTATGACGAGAATAGGTCAAAATTGTAGAATAATATTTTGTGGTGATTATAAACAGAGTGATTTGAAAAATAACTATAAGTTGGATAACAGAAAGAATGATATTTTGAAGTTTATTGATGTTATCAAAAGAATGTCAAGTTTTTCTGTTGTAGAGTTTGGTCATGATGATATCATAAGAAGTAAAATAGTAAAAGAATTCATAATTACAGTAGAAGCTATGGGTTTATAAATATAAATGTGGATCACGGATTCAATGATGATGTTATGAAAGCATATAAAGAAGCAAGACAAAGAAATAGGTAACAGTAATGCTAG